CAAGAAAAACGACAAGTCTGAAGAAAAAGAAGACGAGAAGAAAGATGTTAAGGAAATGAGTCATAAAGAACCTAAAAAAGAAGAAAAAGAAGACGAGAAAAAAGATGTCAAAGAAGTGGCTGACAAAGAAAAAGAAATGATGAAAGCTTCTAAAGATAAAGAAGACATGAAAGAAGTCGCTGACAAAGAGAAAAAAGACATTAAAGAAGTCGCTGATAAAGACAAAGATATGATGAAGGCGCAAGCTGAAATTGACAAGATGAAAAAAGAAGTAGCAGATAAAGAAAAAGCAATGAAAGAAATGATGGATAAGAAAAAAGAAATGAAAGAAGTTGCTGATAAAGAAAAAGAAATGAAAAAAGAAACTGCTAAAGATAAAGTTAAAGATATGGATATGAAAGAAGATGTTGACGCTTTAACTTCAGGTGAAGATTTATCAGAGGAGTTCAAGTCAAAAGCAGCTACTATATTTGAAGGTGCTGTTAAGGCAAAACTCGTTGAAGAAATCGAAAAATTAGAGAGCGAGTATGAAACTAAAGTTGACGAAAAAGTTTCTGAAGTTAAGGAAGAAATCGTTGACAAAGTGGATGCTTATCTAAACTATGTTGTCGAGGAGTGGATGAAAGAAAACGAATTGGCAATAGAGAAAGGCTTAAGAAATGAGATTACTGAAGATTTTATCGGTGGTCTTAAATCTTTATTTGAGTCACATTACATCAATGTTCCACAAGAGAAGTATGATGTGATTGAGTCTCAAGCTGCTGAGATAGAGAAGTTAAAAGAAGAAGTTAACCAAACTATCGAAAAAAATGTCGAGTTAAATCAAAAAGTTTCTGAAAACAACAGACAGGAAATTATCAATGATGTTTCATCTGATCTTGCTGCTACAGAAGCTGAGAAACTTGGCAAATTGGCAGAAAGTATTGAATATAAAGACGCTGAGAGTTTTAGAAAAGGTGTAGAAACATTAAAAAATTCTTACTACCCAACTAAAGAAGCGAGTGATAACGAATCTAATGAAGTGGCTGCAAATGCTGGTTCAGATTTATCTGAATCAATGGCTGCATACACAGCTGCAATTAGTAAATCAAAGAAAAATCCTTATTTAAAGTAAGGGTTTTAGTTAATTAACTAGAAAAAGGAGAGATAGAAAATGTTTTTATCTGAATCAATACAACAAAAGTGGCAGCCAGTATTAGACCATCCAGACCTTCCAGAGGTAAAGGATAGTTATAAGAGAGCGGTCACTTCAGTTATATTAGAAAACCAGGAAAAAGCGCTTAAAGAGGATGCGGCATTCTTATCAGAAGCTGCGCCAACTAACGCAACTGGTTCTTCTATACAAAACTGGAATCCTATTCTAATTAGCTTAGTAAGAAGAGCAATGCCTAATCTTATCGCATACGATATTTGTGGCGTTCAACCAATGTCAGGACCAACTGGCTTAATATTTGCAATGAGAAGCAGATTTAATGCACAGAACGGATCTGAAGCTCTTTTTGACGAAGCTGATACAGATTTCTCTGCTAGAAACAAAGCAGGATCATCTGTGAGTGGGGCTTCTGATGTCGCACAAACTGGTGCTAACCCAGCTGTGCTTAACGACTCTATAGGAACTTCAACTGGTTACACTACTGGAACTGGTATGTCAACAGCTTACGCTGAGGCATTAGGTGACGCTAGTGGTAACAGCTTTGCTGAGATGGCATTCTCAATTGAGAAATCAACGGTGACTGCTAAATCAAGAGCTCTAAAGGCTGAATACACTATGGAATTAGCACAAGACCTTAAAGCAATTCACGGCTTAGACGCTGAAACTGAATTGTCAAACATCTTATCTGCTGAGATCCTTGCTGAGATCAATAGAGAAGTAGTTAGAACAATTTACAGAACTGCTGAAGTAGGTGCTGCTGACAACGCAAACTCAAACGCTGCTATTAACACATCTGCTGCTGGTATATTTGACCTTGACACAGACTCTAATGGACGATGGTCTGTTGAGAGATTTAAAGGTCTTATGTTCCAAGTAGAGAGGGATGCAAATGTAATCGCTCAGAGAACAAGAAGAGGAAAAGGTAACATGATTATCTGTTCTTCAGATGTTGCCTCTGCATTACAAATGGCGGGTGTTTTAGACTACACTCCTGCGTTAAACAACAACTTAAACATAGATGACACAGGCAATACTTTTGCTGGTGTATTAAATGGTAAATATAGAGTATATATTGACCCATATGCTGCTAACCTTGCTGCTAACGCTGCTGGTGCGAAGCAATACTATGTTGTTGGTTACAAAGGAACTTCTCCATACGACTCTGGATTATTCTATTGTCCGTATGTTCCATTACAAATGGTAAGAGCAGTTGGTCAGGACACTTTCCAACCGAAAATCGGGTTCAAAACACGATACGGTATGGTTGCAAACCCATTCGCTGGCGCTGGTGTTGGAGACAACATTACTGCTGACGGTGTTGGTGCAATCAATGCTAACAGATATTACAGAAGAGTCCAAGTGACAAACATTATGTAATATTTCGTGTTAACGGAATTAAAAGGGCGGCGTCAAAACCGCCCTTTTTTTTAGCATAAATAGTAGTATGACTATTGTTAATTCACATAATAGACAACCTACAAAACTAGACTATGCTGAACCTACAAAGTTTAGATTTAGTCTAATCAAATTACCTAAAGTAGAGTATTTTTGCACGGCTGCAAATATACCTGGTATTACACTAGGTGGTGCAAATCAACCTACACCTTTAAAAGATATACCTATACCTGGTGATAAGTTAGATTACGATACACTTAATATCTCATTTTTAGTAGATGAAAATTTAGAAAATTATAGAGAGATACATGGGTGGATGACAGGTCTAGGTTTTCCTAAAGACTACAAACAATTTAGAGATGTTGCAAGATCAGGACAAGATAGATTTCCTACTACAAACGAAGATAGTGGTGGCCTATATTCAGACGCAACTCTTTTTATCTTAACAAGTAAGAACAACCCAAATATTGAAATACGATTTAGTGATATATATCCTATTTCATTATCTGGTTTAGATTACAATCAACAAGAGTCAGATATAAACTATCTAACTGCTAATGTGACCTTTGCATATAAGATATATGAATTTGCAAGAGGTAATCAAATACTAGATACATTTACAGGCGATGGTGCAACAAGATCATTCGTGTTATCAAACGCACCTGAAAATCCTAACTCACTACTAGTCAAGTTAGATAATGTAGAGAAGAAACTAAACAAAGATTATAGAGTGTTTGGTAATACAATAGAATTTACAAAAGCACCACCAGGTTCTACAGCGATCACGGTTACATTATCAAGTAATACTACAATTTCAGTCGTATCGTAGGCCGTTGACTAAATAGTCAAAAAGTGATATAATGGAGATATTATGACATTTGATGAATTACAGCAATTAGCAGAAAAAGACCTAAAGATTGATAATCTACAATTAGATATTGAATCACTTAAAACACCACAACTTCATAATAAGTGGATGAAGTTTCACAATCAATACACAAATTTATTAAAAAAGGCTGAACAAGATTTGGCAAGATTAACAAGAGAGAAATGGGAATACTATACAGGCAAGGCAGACCCTAGTGTGTATCAGGCAAAACCATTTAACATAAAACTATTAAAACAAGATGTAGATAAGTATCTAAAATCAGATGACGAGATTATTAAGTTAGAGCAAAAGGTTACATATATTTCAAGTGTTGTTGACTACCTAGATAGAACAATTAAACTAATCTCAAATCGAGGCTTTCAAATAAAGAACGCAATAGACTGGCAGAAATTTACATCTGGCGTAGTCTAAAATGCAAAACATAATCGTTGATAAAGTAAATGATGTTTATATTCGTATAGACGCTGATCAATCTATAACAAGAGAGTTATCAGATTATTTCTCTTTTGAGGTGCCTGGTTATAAATTTACACCACAATTTAGAAGACGAGTCTGGGATGGCAAGATACGATTATTTTCATATGCAACAGGTCAATTATATGTTGGATTGTATCCTTATCTAAAAGACTGGTGTAATAAGAAATCCATACATATAGTCGAATCTAGTGATATTTTAACACATAGCACTCACACAGCCGCCGATATACAGGCATTGATAGACACTTACGATATATCTATCACACCGAGGGACTATCAGATTGCCGCTTTTAAATTTGCATTAGAATATGATCGTGGCATGATTTTATCGCCTACTGCCTCTGGTAAATCACTTATCATCTATATGTTATGTAGGCACTATATGAATATGATTGATAACAATATTTTAATTATTGTGCCAACAACATCATTAGTAGAACAACTATACAAAGATTTTAAAGACTATGGTTTTGATGTAGATAAAAATGTCAGTAGAAAATATCATGGTTATGATATTGATTTAGATAAAAGAATTACAATCTCAACATGGCAATCATTATACAAA